TACAGCGTTTCTTAAAAAAGAAACAGCTGACTTTTCTGCTATTACAACATGGGGTATATTCTTTCCAGATGAAGACTCAGGAGCAAATTTAATATTGTTAGATGCTATAAAAGGAAGGTTCGAGTTCCCTGAACTACGAAGAAAGGCACTAGAACAATATAAATACTGGAATCCAGAGTCAGTGATTGTTGAAGCTAAAGCATCAGGACTACCGCTGACGTATGAATTAAGACAGATGGATATCCCAGTTATTAACTTTACACCGTCAAAAGGAAATGATAAACATGTTAGAGTTAACACTGTAGCCCCTCTCTTCGAGTCTGGTATGATATGGGCGCCAGATCAGAAATTTGCAGAAGAGGTAATTGAGGAGTGCGCAGCATTCCCGCACGGTGATCATGACGACTTAGTTGACTCTATGACTATGGCTGTTATGCGATTCAGACAAGGCGGTTTAATTAAACACCCTGAGGATTACATAGAAGAACAATCAGCGCCTAGGAAAAGAAGTTATTATTAATGGCAGGCATAAGCATACTTAGAAGATTATTATTAAAAGAAGCAGTTAAAGGATCTGGTCAAGCATCAGGTATTATGTCTATTGGTGATAGTGTTAGAAAGCTAGCTGATAAAAGATTACAATCTTATCTTTTGTCTGCACAAAAACAAGGTGTAGATCTAGATAAACTAGGAGAACAAGAAATAAGATACATGCTTGAAATGAATAAACCTAAAGCACCTAGAGTTATATCTCAAGGTGATCCTGAGTTTAAAGGTATTACAGAAGCATTACTTGGTAAACAAGGTAAAGTTATTGAAGGAAAATTTGGTAAACCTTTTGGAGAAACTATTACAGATGATATTATTCGTGATATAAACAACATGGAAACAATTCCATCTATGAAAGAAATGAATAAAGTAATTAAACGAGATGGTAGATATAAAAATTTAACAGATAAAGATGTAGATAAAATTTTTAAAGCAACAGAAGACAGAACTTCTGGAAGATTAGATGACATAGATCCAGAGGACATGTATGCAGACGGCGGTGTTGCAGGATTACTGGGTGAGAGACAAGGATTTGCTAATGGTAGAAGAAGTTACTCAGTAAGTCAATATAGTGGTGGTTCTAAAAAAAGTAAATCTAGTGGCCATTCTCATCCAGGAATTGCTTCTACATATAAAGCACCAGCACCAAAATCTAAATCAAAAAGTTATTCAGCACCAGTAGGTGGCGGAGCTGACATGGGAACTGTATCAACTCCAACACAAAAAGCTAACCCAGTTTTAGTAGCAGCAGCTAATGAAGCTCAAAGAAAAACAGATCAAATAAATAAAACAATAGCCGCTAACAGAGCAGCAGCTCAATATGCATTAACACCACCTAAAACAAAAAAAAGTGTTTTAAATTACTTAGATTCTATAGCAAAATATGCTGGTCCTTTTGTTGATCCAAGAAAAAAACCAGGACAGGTTTTACAATTGTATAAACTTTTTAGAGATCCACTTCTCGGTGGTATGGGAAATAAAATTGGTTATGATCAAAAAAACTTTAATCTAGGAGAAGATAGTTCAAATATAGCATACGATGAAAGATTAGGTTATATTGATTTAAACACAGGGCAACCAATAAACATGGCCATGCCAGGAGCTACACAAGTAGGTGTATCTGATAAACAAAAACAAGTTATAGGTGGACAAA